AATATCATCTGGGTTAGTAGTAAGGCCTGCTTTCTTTAAACCTTTTTCAAATGCATCATCGGAGTTAATTAATCTAAACCCTAATGCTTTCAGAGCAGTTTTACCAACTACAAATGACTTACCAGAACCTGGGCCACCTGCTAGGAATACTGCTTTAAATATAGAAGGATCATTAACGCCTTCCATTAAATCATAATGCTCTTTAAATGTTTTCATCTCTTTAGGTCATACCTGAATGACTTGCCTTTGGCCTGTTTATCTTTAGTGATTTTAAACTTCCCTATACGGGCAAGATTGTTAACAACCTCTAAGTCTCCTCTGCTCATCATTTTTTCTAGTTCGGGTTTTACTTTTTTCCAAACAGTATCCAAAATATCACCATCTTTCATCACCAGGGGAGCTTCTTCGATTCCTTGTTGTTCCTTAAATGATTTCATATTAACCCCCTACTTTAGCAGCAAGGTCTTTGTCTGCCTTACCCCATGTACCTGATGATTTTGTTACGAATGAATTAACTCTGGCAAATCCCCATTGTTGTGGAGTAGTACCAGGCCTGTGGCCGGTTCTCCAAGCTGCAACACCCCTATTATAAACTTTCTTTAAGATTGCTAAAGGCATACCTGACTTATCTGCTTTCTTTTTCAATCCAGCATCTGCACCAGCCTCATCAATAGAGAAGTCTTCAAATGTCAGTAAAGATTCACCAAACATTTGGTCATATTTCTTAGTGTGTTTGGATGGTTTAGTTTTGGCAGTAGCATCGCCGGGGGCAGGTTTATAGGCAGCTGGATTATCATCATCCATCTTAGCGCCTTTATTAAAATGTGCTTGTCTTTTATCTGATGTGGACTTCTTAATACCCTTGTGATATTGCGAGTTTCTTTTCTTCTTTTCTTTCTCTTCGGTCTGGCCGGGGATACCTTTCTTATATGTCTTTACAAGTTCATCCGTTCCTTCTTCACCAGCACCACATTTTTCTACTAAATCGACTTGGTCTAACCATACTCTTTTCTTCCATTGACCAAATTCAACTACTAGGTAATTGGTGCCGCATACTAAAATAGTACCTACATCATTACTTTCTTTTAGAGCTACTGTGTCGCCCTCAGAGAATAAATTACCTTCTACATATTGTTCGCGAGTCTTGGATACTTCAGGTAGTTCTACGTGTTCTCTAAATTTTGGAGATTCTTTAATACCCATTGCCTTTCTAACTGCATTAAATAGGTCTTTAGAATCATAACCACTGGGTACGCCTTTAGAAAATGTTACTGCATCACCCTCGACTGCAGCTGCTCTCATTTTAGAGGCGGACATCCCTGTCACTCCTTCTGCATCTGGATCTCTTTCACCCGCGGAGATAACTTTTATGCCATCTTTGAATTCATAGAATCCGTGTCTGGCCTTAACACCATTATATTTGTTTAGTAGTGTTTCAAACTCTTTTACTCTATCCGAACCAGCAACCATATTGACAGCAGTGAATCCTTGGTCGTATAACTTAACAGCAATATCCATAACGTGTCTAACATCACCGTCAGCCATAACACTTCTGGCATGTTTAGGAAACATCTTACGCAGGAATTTTACTTTCTGTTTAAAGTTTAATGGGTTCTTCTTAGGGTCTTGTGATTTAGAACCGTATATTCTATACTGGCCTTTGGCTACACTCTTTATCTTATCAAAGAGTTTTTCGTGACCCACTGTAGGTGGATTAAATCTACCAAATGCAAATGTAATCTCTCCCTTCTCTTCTGTTAAATATGTGCTAAAACTTTTAAATTCCATAATATTATTGTCCAGGAGTCTTGTTTCTATTTTTAAACTTAGCTTTATCTGCTTTCTTCACTTGTGGCAATAACTTTCTAGCTATCTTCTTAATAGCGGCCGCTTTCTTACTGACTTTCTTTTCTAGGTCTGCACGTGCTGAAAATGATAGCTGATCTTTGCTCTTATTCTTTAATATTTTTTTAATTATAAGATTACGGGCCGCGAGTGTGGCCCTTGCTTTAAGTTTTTCTGGAGAGGCCATTTTCTTAGCAGCCTTTTTACGGGCGATCATAATTTTGGCTTTGTTTTTTCTAAATGATGCTTTTCTTTTCTGTCTCTGAGAGATAGTTAAAGCTTCATTAGCGTCAACGAATTCTTTGAATGATTTCATCTTATCCTCGGTTTCCCATTTAGTTGGGGTTGTCCCAACCTTTTATAATATCTTTGCTAAAATTGTTTGCAGAAAATTCCATTCTGTCCACAAGTTTAACAGCGCCACCTTCCATTCGATCTATAGCAACAAAACCTTCGGGGTTGGTTACTTTAAATCCGGATTTAGTTTTAACAAACGTCCCTATATTAGAAAGTTTGTTTAGTTTATTTATAATAATTAATTTACTATCCACAACAAAATTCTGCATTTCAAAGATTTTTTGTAGATTTTTAATGTTTCCTTTAGAGAAAAACTTTAATAATTCGTCTCTTTTGGTAATTTGTGTTTGTTTACCTTTATCAGAAGACCTTTTATCTATTTCTTTAGCATATCTGTCATTAACAAACATCACTAGACCTGTGGCATGGGCCTTAGTATTAGTAATTCTTTGCCCTTCTCTTACCTTTCTATTATTATACACATTAATAATCATGTTTAATTCTTTGTTCTGTTCTATCTCTTTAAGGGTAGATGAAGCAATTTGTTTAAACAATTTACCTGCTTCAGATAGGTTCTTTGTTACTGCCTCAGTTTCTTTAGCAGTAAGAGTTGCAGTACCAGATAGGTCAGGCAATGTAGCGTCTACCATCCAAACACTCTTTGTCTTCTTTAACTTTGGTACTATCTCTCTACCAAACTCAGCTTGCATAGTTTCAAATGTAGAACCATTGTAAATAGTATGCCATACAATACCTATCTTAGCCGCTCTAATTTCTTTAGCAAGTGTAGAGTCAGCAGGGACAGTGTAAGCAATGGTATTAGGATGAAAAACAAGAAAAGACTTTCCATCAATTGTCTCCTTTTTTAAATCAGAATTATCGAACATGAAGTCACCTTGAATAACTCCCTTAATACCTAACTTCTGTAATTCATCGAATGCTAGTATTAATTTCTTAGTGAGATCGCCAGAAGTATCTGCTTTAATATCTTCATGTGACTTATAAATCTTTGGATTGGAATTAAAAATACCTTTCTTGGCAACAAAGAATGAACCATCTCTTGGATCTTCACCAGCAAATACGGCGGGGGCACCGTCCCATTTAACGGTAATATCTACAGACTTTTTAGAATTACCACTTAACATATCACGCAAACTTCTTAGCGCTAATATTGCTTGGCGTGCCCCCTTAACTCCACCATCAAGAATCAAATCTTCAATGTGAGTCATGTGTGTATTTTTGCCCGCGGCCTCTGATAAATATCCAGTTAATGATTTCATCTATTACCCTTTATATAAGTTTTTAAATTCGTCTGTCATTGTTGCATTAAAATTAGGAGCACTTCTAAAGTCACCTTTATATCTTAATAATATGTTGCATACTGTTACTTTACCAATCATTAGATCAAATTTTAAGTTTGCCGCCGTCGCACCTAATTGAAACGCTTGTTTAACACCCGGCGTGAATACTATCTTAGGTTTACCACTAGAGAATAAATTATCTAATTGTGATGTTACTGTATCAATATCTTTATATTCGCCTTTAGAAACAACTACGCCTTTCTTAGGGCCGTAATCACCGATGCCTGTAACCAAAGTAAAATCAAAGTCAACTTTCTGTAAGTCTTTAAGATCGGCCTTGAATATAAGTTGAATTAATTGATTGGCAATAAGGTCCCCATTTTTAAGTATAGTATCACCCATTACTGCAAATAGAGTTCTCTTTCTTTTTAACATAGTATTAATTAAGTCATTGGGTATTCTTTGAATATATTGTTTCCAGTTTGTACTTGTAGGCTTATCTTTCTTTAGATCTGCCATCATATCTGGTGACAACTTTTTAAGTCTTGCTGCCAGTTTAATTACATGAACGTAAAATTCTCCAGCATCTTTTTCAATACCTTCTCTGACTTTTTTAAGTTCTGGAGAACCAGATAGAAGACTAGAGAATGCTTTGTTAATGAGAGTTGGATCACCAGTAGTTGGTAGTGGTTTCTTCTTTAATGAAACACCTAGGTACTTCTTACCCTTCTTTACAATAAAGTCAGAAGAATTAAAATCTGTCATACCATACTTGGTTCTTTGAAATTGTTTTACATCATCATCCCATGCCTGTCCAGTAAGATATACCTTATCAGCATTACCGTATCCAGCTGCATGAATTGTTACCGCCGCAGATACCGCTTGGGCCATATTTGGATAATCACCAGTAAGTGCTTCAACCTGTCCGGCTTTATATCCTTTAACATTACCTAAACCGTTTCTTACCTCTTCAATCAATACATCCATCTCATCAGAATTGGTTGGTATGTTAATTTTGGATTTAAGACACAGAGCGGCAGTCATAAGTTCATTTGGATCATCTCCTGCAGAACTTCTTTTACCTGTTGGTCTTACATTAACATAGATTGTTTTATCTAAATCTTCAAATTCGATTGCATAGTCTTTCTCTTTACGAGAACCAGGCACTTGGCCTCTGGACAACGAAGGATGGTCATCAATGATTTTATTAGCAAGAGCAGTAAATTTCTCTCTGTCTTTATCATCAATAAGTTGGGAGATGGCAAGTCTTTTGCCAGTTTGTTTCTTAGGTCGTGTATCATATTCTATGGTAGAATCTATAGAACCAATTTGGTCATCAATGTCCGAGAGTAGTTCTAAAGCAAATTTCTTTTCGTTGCCCGAGAAATTAAGATTTTGTAAATCTTCTCTAATTTCTTGCCTATAGTGTTGACCAAATCTTTTCATTAATATCTCCGATTAAGTATATTAAGTATATTATACATCTATTTATAAGAAAAGTAAAGTCAAATTTACTAGATTTTAGGCGATATTCTGCCCTCATCATCAATATTAATTATATTGATTTCTTCTAGTCGGTCGAGCATCTTAGCAGCTCCTTCTCGTACTCCAATCTTATACGAGGTATATGATGCTCCTGCCATACAAAAGGCAAAAATTAATATCAGTTCC